ATAGAGGTTGTAATAAAGAATCTGTAAACGATATTTATAGAAAGATACTTGCTTCTAAATTTAACAATAAATAAAACTTATTATTTTTAAATTGATAATAATCTTTTTCAATTATGGAGGACAAAAGAAAATCTAACGGTGGTCACCCAAACAGTGGTCGTAAATCAAAAGCAGAAGAAGTAGCATTAATAGAAAAGCTAACTCCATTAGAGCCTTTAGCATTTGCTGCATTAGAAAAAGGATTAGAGCGTGGCGATTTTAAGTTCACACAATTATTCTATAACTACTATGCAGGTAAACCAAGAGAAACAAAAGATGTAACTCTTACAACTGAGCAACCTATATTTGATTTAAACGATTTAGGCGACTTGTAATAAACTATAATGGAATTTATAATAACTACTGCTTTAAAGAAGCTATTAAAGCTTAAAAAGCGTATAAAGGTGGTTAGAGGTGGTACTTCTGCTTCTAAAACATTTTCTATTTTACCTATACTTATAGACAGGGCAATTAAAACACCTAACTTAGAAATAAGTGTAGTATCTGAATCTATACCACATTTGCGTAGAGGTGCATTAAAAGATTTCTTAAAGATAATGATGGCACTAGGCAGGTACACAGATAACCAGTTTAATAAGTCAACACTTAAATATACTTTTGGTAATGGTAGCTATATTGAATTCTTTAGTGTAGACCAACCTGATAAACTAAGAGGTGCTAGAAGAAATGTACTTTATGTTAACGAGTGCAACAATGTAGATTTTGATTCATACTATCAATTAGCAATCAGAACAAGTGGCGAGATATGGTTAGATTATAACCCTAGTAGTTTGTTCTGGGTAGATAGAGAAATAATAAACCAAGATGATGTAGATTTTATTACACTTACTTATTTAGATAATGAAGCTTTATCTGAAACTATTGTAAAAGAAATTGAATCAGCAAAAGAGAAAGCAAAGACCTCTAGTTATTGGGCTAACTGGTGGCAAGTATACGGACTAGGTTTAACAGGTTCTTTAGAGGGTGTATGTATACCTGATTGGCAAGAAATAAACTTACCTGCAGAAGCTAGATTATTATGTTACGGAATGGACTGGGGTTACTCAAACGATCCTACAAGTTTAATAGCTATGTACAAGTATAACGATGCTTTTATATTTGATGAGTTAGTTTACCAAAAGGGTTTACTTAATTCTGATATTAGCGACTTGCTTAAAACAAATGAGGTTAACGATATAATATATGCTGATAGTGCAGAGCCAAAATCAATAGCTGAGTTAAACAGTTATGGTCATAATGTATTACCAGTTAGTAAAGGTAGAGATAGTATCGTATATGGTCTTAATTTAATTAATCAAAATAAGGTATATGTTACAAATAGAAGTAAGAACTTAATTAACGAGTTAAGAAACTATGTATGGATGGTAGATAAACAGGGTAACAAATTAAATAAACCTATTGATGCTTACAATCACGCTATAGATGCTATGCGTTATGCTTTAACATCACAATTAGAAAACCCTCACAAAGGAAGCTACTTCGTTTACTAATGACTTACGGAGAAATAATAGCAGTTATACAATGCTATATACATCATAGTACAGGAGAAGAAGTACAGATTAACTTACCTAGAACTGTAGGTGAGATTAAGAAGATGAAAGCTATGTATCAAGTAGCTATTCAAATGTTAAAATTTAGTTAAAGAAATGTTAAAGTTTTTTTTAGTTTAAATATTGTGTATATATTTACATCATAATTAAAAACAAAAACTATGAAAACATTTATCAAATTCTTTTTACAGAACAAAAGACCACAGCTTACATTTGCTTATTTAGTTTTAATCTATGTAATAACTCAAATAGCTAGAATATGATTTTATTTTATAAAGACCCTACAGAAGAACACGAGGAGTTTTACGATCCAAGTAACGAGGATATATTTTGGGATAACCAAGATTACGAAAGTGAAGCAGCTAAGTTATATGTTAAAGAACTAGAAGCTAAAATATCTAGCACTAGAAAAGAATTAACTAAACTTAGAGATTATTTTAAAACAACTGATAAAATACTATTGACAAATGAGCTTGAAGCAATACTTAAAGGATTACGATAAAACAATGGAAGCTTTTAGATGGTGTGTTAATAATGGTATAACAATATATCCAGTTTGCTTACAAGAATTTTATATGGAGGGTAGAAGAAAGATTAATAAAGTAAGATTAGAAGTAAACATAAATGGAAGTAAGATACAAGGTAAAAAAATATATAAACAAGATCAAGAGTTACACGATAAAATAAGTGAACTATATTTACACTATAGAGAAAGAGCTTCATAATTAGTTAGGTTAAATTTGGTTTGAGAGGGTAGTCAGAAATGGCTACCTTTTCTTTTTATAAGTACTTTATACAATTAGCTTAAATAATTATTTTTAAAATAAAATATGCAACTACAAATAACTGTACCTACTTCTTTAAATGAAATTACTTTAGATCAGTATCAAAGATTTGTATCTATTATGGAAAACAATCCTGAAAGTGATTTTGTACAGCAAAAGATGATAGAGATATTTTGTAATGTACCTTTAAAATTAGTACCTACAATTCCTTTAAAAGAAGTTAACGAGATTATAGCTTTACTTAATGAAATGTTTAATGCTGAATATAAGCTTAAACCTATATTTAAACTTGGCAATACTAACTTTGGTTTTATTCCTAACCTAGATGAAATTAGTTTAGGTGAGTTTAGCGATTTAGATAACTACTTTGGCAAGTGGGATAAAATGCACAATGCAATGGCTGTACTATACAGACCAGTAGTAGAAAAGTATAAAGACAAATACAACATAGAAGATTACAACGGAAGCATAACCTACTGTGATGTAATGAAGCAAATGCCAATGGATGTAGTAATGGGTGCTATGGTTTTTTTTTACAATTTAAGCAGCGAGTTAATGATCAGTTCCCTGAATTATTTGGAGAAGAATCCACAGGTGCAAGCTATGATAGACAAGCACAATTTGGAGCAAAATGGGGATGGTATTCATCTTTCTATGCTTTATCTAAAGGAGATGTTAGAAGATTTGATGAAGTTTCCAAACTACGCTTATACGCTGCCCTTACATTCCTAACTTTTGAAAAAGAAAAACAAGATATAGAAACACAAATGCTAAAAAGAAATGGTATATAATTTAATACAAACAATTAAGGATGCTTTATTAGCAGAACCTTTTTGCAATACAGTAACAGAGGGAGATATATTCGAAGTAGATTTAAACAAACGAACTATATTCCCTTTAACGCATATTATGATTAATTCATCTACACATCAAGGTAATGTTATTTCTTTTAATGTTACTATACTTTGTATGGATGTTATTAACCAAAAAGAAAAAGATAATAAAGTAGACATTTGGAATACACAGCACTTATTAGCTACTAGGGTTTTAGATTTACTTAACAGGGGTGATTTAAGAGATGGCAATTATGAGTTATCAGGTAACCCTACTTATGAACCATTTACGGAAAGATTTGAAAATGATTTAGCAGGATGGGCTGTTACTTTTGATATAGTAGTTTCAAATGATATGACTATATGTTAAACCAAAAAGAAACTTATAACTATTTAAATAAGTTTGCTAAGTATGTTATTCAGCAAAGTAGAAGTAACTTAACTAAGCAAGGTAAGAATGTAGATAAAAAACTTTACAATAGCTTAGACTCAGAAATAGAAGTTGGTGCAAATAGTTTTAGGTTAGATTTCTTAATGGAGCAGTACGGTTTATTTCAGGATCAGGGTGTAAGTGGTACGCAAAGAAAGTACAATACACCTTTTAGTTATAAATCTAAAATGCCACCTGCAAAACCAATTACTGATTGGGTAACTAAAAAAAGATTTCAATTTAGAAAAGAAGATGGTAAATTTATGAGTTACCAGCAAACAAGTTACTTAATCAGAAGTAGTATTTTTAAGAAAGGAATTAAACCGAGTTTGTTTTTTACTAAACCATTTGAAGCAGCATTTAAAAACTTACCAGATGAATTAGTAGAAGCTTTTGGTTTAGATGTAGAAAATTTAATAAAATATAGTTTAAAAGATATAAAATAATGAAAGTATTTAATTGTAGAAGCCCTTATATTATACAAGCAGGAAATTTTGTTGCAACAGCTACTAAAATAGAGTTAACTATTTGGAGGGTAGGATATACTGAACCTACTGTAGTAACTAAAACTTTAGAGAAGTTACCTTATAGTAATACACAATATTATAATTACTATAATATAAGCCCTTTTGTTTATGATGCTATTAGCACCTTTAATAATCAATTTAGTGCTTGTAATGTACACTATGTTACTTATTATAATAATGGTATTACTTGGGTAGAAGAACTTAACGATTATCTAGTAGGAGTTAATGGTTATAATGATTACGATGTTTACAACTATACAAACGATACATTTTGTGCTGTGTTAAGTAATTGGGGTGATACATTTAATGCTTCAGGTATTGATCTTAATTATTATTATAATGCAAACACAATCCCTACAATAGATTTTATTGTAGATTTTCCTTTAGAAGTTTTAGATGTTGTTGTAACTTATACCTCAACTGTACTTGTAGGCGGTACTCCACAAACAGATACTCAAACAATAACTTACGAAAATGGTGATTATGGAGGGGTAGCGAAATTTAGGATTCCGATGGTAGTTGCACCGATAATAAGTGGTGAATTAATTAAAACAGTATTTACAATATCTGAATTAAGCCCATCAGTTCCGAGAAATAAAATTTACGAATGTATATTATATCCTAATTGTGAAACAAAATACAATCCGTTTTCTTTAAGCTTTATAAATAGGTTAGGTGGTAAACAACAAATAACTTTATTTAAGAATAGTACACAAAGTATTGAAGTTAAAAGTTCTGAATATAACACTAATACTTTTAATGGCAAATGGGTTACACCTTACGACCAAGATAACGGACAGAAAAGAATATTTAATAAAAACGGAAACAAAACTATTAAATGCAATACAGGTTGGATAAAAGAAATTGAGAATATTAATATACAAGATATATTTTTATCTGAAAATCTTTTCTTAAAATCAGCAGATGGAACTATCAATTCTGCAGTAGTTTTAAAAAATAGTTCACAACAATTTAAAACGCATTTAAACGATAAAGTAATTAACTACGAATTAGAGTTTGAAGTTGCAAGTTCATTAATAAATAATGTAGTATAATGGTTAATGTAGAAGTATATATAAAAGTTAATGAGTATACAGACACATCAGTAGCTTTAGTAGATAGTTTTGAAGCTAGAGTTTTAGCTGATGGTGGTGTTTACGAAGCTGGTAGTTGTTTGTTAAGCAGGGTAGAATCTTTAGGTGGTTACTTTGAATATACTGATGTTTATAAAAGAATAGATTTATTTAAAGATGAAAAAATTAGTTTAACTTCTTCTATTCAAAATGTAAATGATTTAAGCAAGGTGTTTACTGATTACACACAAAGCTTTACTGTACCTGCTTCTAAAACTAATAATCAAATATTTAACTATTGGAATGAAAGTGCTGTTAATGACGGCTTTGATCAAAGAATTAGATACGATGCTATAATAGAAATAAATACAATACCATTTAAAAAAGGTCAAATACAAATAGAGAAAGCAAACGAAAAAGATAATAGAGTTGAAAGCTTTTCAGTTACTTTTTATGGTAAGGTAAAACAAATAAAGGACTTATTTAAAGAGGATAAATTATCTACATTAAATTACAGCAGTTTAAATCATAATTACGGATTGACTGAAGTAAAAAATAGAATAACAGGTGTTACTAACGATGGGGTTTATTACCCTTTAGTAGGAAACAAGCATAAATATGAATATTTAACAGGAACTGCAAATGATATTACTATAGGTGGTACTCCAAATAGATCAATAGTTTATAGCGATTTATTCCCTGCAATACCTGTAAGTAAAATATTTGAATTTATAGAAAATAAATATGATATTAATTTTACTAGCAATTTATTTAACACATCATATTGGAATGACTTATATTTATATTGTAAAAATATAGAACAAACAGATCCTTATAGTTTTAAATCACGGGTTAATTTTAATACTACTACACAACCTAGAAATATAAATGTAACTAACGATACATATACTATTGATTGGGTTATTAATGATGGAGTTACAAATTGTAATTCTCAAAGTTTAGGTTTAGTTATTTTTCCTAGTAGTACAACTATTCCTTACAGATTAAAAGTATATACTTCTTCAGGTTTATATGCTGTATATGATAACTTAATTGGTAACGCAGGTATACAATTATTTCTTTATTTACAAAATCAAAATATTACTTATACATTTTGGTTTGAAGTAGAAAGTACTGCTTCTTTTTCTTATACAAGTTCTTTAGAAGAAATTAAATATTATGGATCTCTTTTTACTAATTGGGGGCAACAAATTAACACAGCAAATGGAAGTAACTCAGCTTCTACACAAATAATTCAATTAGGTACTTTAGTACCTGAAATGAAAATAATAGATTTTTTTAATGGAATTATAAAACTATTTAATTTAACAATAACTGCTACAGGTGAAAGAGAATTTAATTTAGAGCCATTAGAGTTTTATTATGCTTATGGTAATTATATAAATATTAATAGTTATGTAATTAATGATACTGTAGATTTAGAAAGAACTAAATTATTTAAAAAGTTAACTTTTACACACGAAAAATCAGAAAATATATTAAATAATTATTTTAGAAATGTATTTAATAGAGGTTATGATTACGGCGATTTAATTTTTGAAGATGATTTAAGTAATGAAAGTACTACTTATGAAATAAAATCTCCTTTTGAGGATGTTATGTGGGAAAGGTCAAGTACAGGCAACTTTCAAACCACTTCTTTAATAGATAAAGATTTAAAACCTTATAAACCGAAACCTATTTTAATGTATAAAAATAATTTGCAGAATATAGCAAATAGTATTTATATAAGTGATGGTTCTACTTATAACACTTTTAATAATTATCAAAGGTTTTCAAATGAATTATTTTTAAATGGAGATATAGCAACTTTAAATTTCGGAGAAGAACAATCAAGCTGGGATTTAAATGCTATAACAAATGATAGTTTATTTGCTTTATGGTATGAAAACTATATTAGTGGTTTATATGATATTCGTTGTAGAGTAGTTAAATTAAAAGCTATTATGCCTATTACAGAATTATCGAATATTAAATTAAATGATAAAATAGTTTATAAGGATAAAAAATATATTATAAACCAATTTACAACTGATTTAACTACAGGTGAAGTTGATTTTGAATTAATATCTGATTTTAGAACTGTAACTAATTCTGCAAATGGTACTGATAGGTTTGCTTTAAAACAAATATTTAATATAGATAATACAGCACAAGATTTAGAAGTTACTATTTTAAAATTAAATAGTGAATATTACGATGTAGAATATGCAGGTACTTCATATGAAAGTTTAGATAATTATGCAGATGGAACTTTTATAGTACCTATTGATTCTAATACTACAGGTGATGTGGCATTTAAACAAATAGAAATTACTTACCACAACCCTGATGTTAAACAATATATAAATATCATACAATATGCTTAAAAATATAATTCAATTATTGCAGCTACACGACCATTATGGAGTTAGCGAAAATATAGAAATTGCAAAAGGTAAAAACGAATTACCTAAATCATTTAAAAAAACTGTACCACAACTTAAAAGACTTATAAAATGGCAATTACAAAAACAGTAAATCTTGATGTACAAAGTAATTTAGACGAATCTACTAAATCAGTAGGTAGTTTAAAAGCACAATTAAGACAAGCACAAGCCGAAGTTGCTGCATTATCTGAAAAGTTTGGTGCTACTTCTAAACAAGCAGTAGAAGCTGCTAAAAGAGCTGCTGAATTAAAGGATAGAATAGGAGATGCAAAAACATTAACAGATTCCTTTAACCCTGATGCTAAATTTGCTGCTTTAACAAATAGTTTATCAGGTGTAGCAGGTGGTTTTTCTGCTGTTACTGGTGCTATGGGTTTATTAGGGAGTGAATCTGAAGAGGTAGAGCAAATGATACTTAAAGTTCAATCTGCTATGGCTATTTCTCAAGGTATTCAGGCAGTAGGTGAAAGTATAGATAGCTTTAAGCAATTAGGAGCAGTTATTAAAAGTGCTACAGTATTTCAAAAATTAAACTCAGCAGCAACTACAGTAGCGGCTACAGTTCAAAAATTATTTACAGGAGCAGTAAATACTACGGCAGTTTCTTTTAATGCTCTAAAGGCAGCTATAGTATCAACAGGTATAGGTGCTTTAGTTGTTGGTTTAGGTTTCTTAATATCTAAGTTAATGGCTAGTAGTGAAGCTACAAAAGAATTAACAGATAAACAAAAATTATTAAATGAAGAGTTAGAATATAGTAAACAATTATCAGAAGATAATGCTAAAACTATTGACTATAATACTAAAACAGCTATAGCATCTGCTAAACAAAGAGGAGCTTCTGAAAAAGAATTGTTAAGAATACAATTAGATGCTTTAGAGAAAAAAGGTAAAGCTAATGCTGCAGAATACGAAAAAATAAAAAGTTCACAGGATAAAGAATACAATTTAACTAAAGAACAAAATAAAAGGTTACAAGATATAAGAGCAGAAAATATAAATTTACAAAGAGAGGGTAATTTACTTATTGCTGAAATAAATGCTTCTGCTGCAGAAAAAACTAGACAAGAAAATCAAAAAAATGCTGATGCTGCTGCAAGTAAAAATAAAGCTGATAGAGAAAAACAAATAGCAGAAGAAAAAGCAAGAAAAGAAAAAGAATTACAAGAGTTAAAAGATTTTCAAAAAATAGTTAGAGATGCAGAAGCAGAAGATGGTGCTTTAAAAGTAGGAGAAAGATTAACTAGAGAACAAAATCAATTAGATTCTTTAAACGCTATAGCAGAAGAGCAAGATGCTATAGATGCTGCAAGAACAGAAAAAGAAAAACAAAATGCTGATGCTAGAATAGAAATAGCAGAAAGAGAAAAAACAGCTAGATTAAAATTATTAGATGCTGTTGCTAATGGTTTATCTTTAGCTGCTGGTGAATTAGGTACAGCTACTGCTGCTGGTAAAGCTGCTGCTGTTGCTGCTGCTACAATATCTACTTACACTGCTATTGCAGGTCAGTTACAAGCGTTTTCAAAAGTACCTGTTCCAGGATATGCTATAGCACAAGCTATAGTTACAGGTGCTACAGGTTTGCTACAAGTTAAGAAAATATTAGAAGTAAAAGTACCAGAGGGTGGTGGGTCAGCTGGTGGTTCAGCTCCAAGTATGGCTGGAGTTTCTGCTCCTGCTGCTCCAAGTTTTAATGTAGTTGGTACTGGCGGTGCAAATCAAATAGCACAAGTAATGAACGATCAAGGAATGCCACCTGTACAAGCTTATGTAGTTGCAAGTAATGTAACATCTGCACAAAGTTTAAATAGAAACATAGTAAACAACGCTACATTAGGATAAAATAACAATTTAATATAATATTAATTTTTAAATAAAAACTAAATGAATTTAATCGAGTTAATTATAGATGATAACGAAGAATTGCAAGGTGTAGAAGCTATTAGCGTAGTAGAATCACCTGCAATAGAATCGGACTTTGTAGCTTTAAAAACAGAAGAAGTTAAACTTGCAGAAGTATCTAAAGAAAAGCGTATATTAATGGGTGCTGTATTAATACCAGAAAAACCTATTTACAGAAAGAGTGGAGATACTGAATATTACATTTACTTTTCAAAAGATACAGTAGTAAAAGCTTCACAGTTATTCTTAAAAAAAGGTAACCAATCTAATTGGACTTTAGAACACTCTAAACCTATTGAGGGTTTAACAGTTGTTGAAAGTTGGATAGTAGAAGATTTAACTAAAGATAAAACTGCTTTATATAACTTAAGTGTACCAGTTGGTACTTGGATGGCTTCTATAAAAGTTGATAATGACGAAATTTGGAATGATTACGTTAAAACAGGAAAAGTTAAAGGTCTAAGTTTGGAAGGATATTTTGCTGACAAATTAGAATCTAAAAAAGAACTAAGTAAAGAACTAACAGAAGAAGAAACTTTAATAGAACAAATTAAACAAGTTTTAAGAAACATATAATGGCTACAACTACTAATACAGCATACAAAGTACATATACAAGAAGCAACTCAAAACGAAGTAGATAGTGTAAACATCGAACAAGGTGCTATGTTAGTTACTGATGAAGCTTTATTTATGGGTTTCAACAATGAACAAGTAAGAGTATACCCACCACAATCTGATAAAATGGGTTTAGGTTGGGCTAGATATGATGATACGCAATATACTACTGCTTCGCCTTATTCGTTTAATACAACTGCTTTTGTTGTACCTAATAATAAAGGTAATGTATTAGATTCACATATTCACTCTGATACTGATTTTTACGCTAATAATAAACTAAAAGCTGAGTTTGAAAACGATGTTTATATTATTACAATAGCATTTAAAGCTAAAATAAGTAATGCAAATGGATATATGGAATTGTATTTAGAGGGTGGTAATGGTACACCTTACGATAGAGTAAGAGATATTATTACTTTTCCTAAAGGCAATAATGTAGAACACTCTTATGCTAAAACTTTTCAATACTATTCAGATGATGATGTAGTTACAAACGGAATAAGCGTTAAAATGTTAGCCAGTCATTCAGGTGAATTACACGATGTAATTTATTTTATTCAAAGAACTCAAAACCATAAATATTAATAAAAATGAAAAAAACAAAAAGTAAAACAAGTCCTGAAAATGGCAGAAGAGGTTGTCTATGTGATGATGGAACTTATAAATCAGAATGTTGTAATGGTGATCTACAAAATCAAGGTGTAGGCACATTAGTAAGTCAAGGAGTAAGTCAAGTAACAAACACTAATACAGCTAGAGTAATAAGCAACTCAAGAGGTTAAAAATATAACAAATAAATAATTATTAATTTTTAAAACAAAAACAATGCGTAACGAATTAAACAACGTAACCAATAAGTTATTTAAAACTGATTTATCAGCACAAAGAGTTGATTTAGCTATAAATGATGATGTACAAAAAGCATATACTCAAGCAATAGCTGCTAGAAAGAAAAGCTTAGATGTTTATATGGCTGCAAAAAAAGCTATTGACGATGCTTTAGTTGAAATGAAAAATTTAAGAGCAATTAACGAAAGTGCTTTACCTATTTTTGCAAAATTTGATGCTTTAATAAAAGAGTTAGGTATTCCTTACCCACAACAAATTGCTGATCAAAAATCAAACATACAAGATGGTTTAAAAGGTTCTTTAGCAAATTATGTTAAAAAACTTGAATCTGCAAAACTTTAATAATTAAATTAAGTAAATATGTCAAATGTAATTAATCAAATCAAAACCATTTTGGGTATGGAAGTAAAACTTGCTCAAATGAAGTTAGATAACGGAACGGTTTTAGAAGCCGAAGCTTTTGAAGCTGGTATGCCTGTTTTTATCGTTAACGAAGAAGATCGTATCGCTTTACCAGTTGGTGAGTACAAACTAGAAGATGGTATGATGCTTATCGTTGTTGAAGAGGGTATTATCGCTGAGGTTAAAGAAGCAGAAATGCCAGAAGCTGAAGTTGAAGCACCTGAAGTAGAAGTAGAAGTTGAACAAGAAATGTCAGAAACTGCTACTCCTAAAAAAGTTATCGAATCTATCGTTAAAGAATCTCACTTTTCAAAAGAAGATGTAGACGCTTTAAAAGCAGAAATTGAAGCTTTAAAAACTGAATTAGCTTCTTTAACAGAAGTAAAAGAAGAAGAAGGAGTAGAATTATCTGCACAACCTTTAACTCACAACCCAGAAGCAACTTCTGAAGTTAAATTAAACTTATACTCACAATCAAGAACTAAAAATACTTTTGATACTGTGTTAAGTAAAATTTCAAAAATTAAATAATAACTAAAATTAAACACTAAAAAATGGCTACTACAACTAGTATTACAACTACTTACAGCGGAAG